TTAATAAAATTTTGAGTTCTTCTTTATGACACAGTTCTTCTATACGCTTCTGTTCCTGAAGCTTCCATGTATTTCTTTTTACATCCGCCATTGATACATGACGAAGGATTGAATTATAAGACGCCATCTAACAAAGATGTTTTCTTATATTTATTAGTAGGTAAATTCGTTTATATAATCAAGGACTTTGTTGAGATACTCGTCAGCAAGGAATTTTTGTTCCGACATTCCTGGTCTATTTTTAAGTTCTTCTTTTAGTTTATATACCTTTGATAAAATCTCATAACGAGTCATTTGACCATGTGGCATGACAATCTCCTTTAATCTTACTATCAATAAACTTAGATCTCTTCTTCCAAGTATCTTTCTCTCCGTATATATGTCCCTTTTTATGTGAAGGATTTATACATTTAGGATCTTCCACCAAACCACAGACGAGGTTAGATAAGGTTTCAGGATCTCCAGGCTTACCAGTACCAGACCATATGTGTTGTCCATTTAACCACACCGCTTTACATCTAGGACATTCCTTTCTATCAATAGATAGGTCAGATGTCTCTTTTTTGTTCATTGTCTGTTACACACTGATACAATTTCTATTATTTACAAATTTAATCATCTCTTCACAAACATTGTTAGTATTGAAACACATAAAACAATTTCTAAATAAAAGAAGTTATAAGTTAGAAATGAAAAAAGCATTAATTGCTTTTGGAATGTTACTGATGGCGGCACCTGCACATGCCGATCTTACACATAAAATTTCTTCAAGTGTCCAACTGACAGTTGATTCTGCTGCTTCTCAAGCAACTCGTCTTGGATCTACCTATTCGGTAACTGGTAATAATCTTACTGTCACAACAGAAGGTGGACTTGGGACACTTACTTCAGGAAGTGCCGTTGGATATACACCAACATCTTATACTGCACCCAGTACAGGGACATATTCTCTTACCGAATCATTCATTGAAGGAGACGTAATCCCAACAGGCACGACCGTTTCTAGCGGTGTGGTTGGAACCCTACCCGCATTTGGAAGTGTCACGACCACTGCTGGTGGGGTGGCTGGTTCTCTCGCTGGTACTATCGATAGCACTCACACTATTGGATTAACTGCTGGTGGTGCTGGAACTAGTGCTACTGGTCAATTTATTACTGAGATCACTGTTAAATAGTCATGTCTAGATTTCAAGAAGCAATCGGTCTCGGTTTGATTCTTGGTGCAATTCATGGTTTGGTACAACCAGCATACTCTGTGCCAGTCGTGCCTAACTTTACACAAGGCTCCATGACCAGTCATACAGAGACAACATCTACTGTAACTGAAACTATCAATTCAATGGACTATAATACAGGGTATCAATACTCTGTAACTGGGAGTGGAATTACAGCATCAGGTACTTTAAGACCAGGTACAGGTGCTAACAATGTAAGTATAGATGGCGTGACATCATCATGGACAGGACTAACAAGCAGACCAACATTCACACAAACAACACCAGGGGCATCGTTTCAGTTCACAGAAACCTATCAGGGTCCTGGTTTAAGCAATCAAACGATAATTCAAAGAACGACAGAAATAAAAAGCGTCACAGACACAACTTCCATTTTCAGCCAATAATAGGAGCACTTCTTCTTGGATCTTTATTCCCAACTCAAGCACTTGCTGAAACTGTGGGTGGTGTTAGCGCCACAGCTTCTCCTATTGCTAACTCTTCAGGTTCTGTTACTAATCAGGCAATCCAAGTCCTCCAAGGACCATACATTACAAACACATATGGTGGAGGAATTCAATGCCAAGGACCTACTCTTAATATCACACCATTCATAACTGGTTCAGCATCTGCACAGAAACCATATGAACCATATTATAATGACCCAGTATATGACATGCGTGATTTAAATGATGATGGGTCTCTAGACAACCCTGGAAACATTCTTTACTATGTTCCGACTAGAACTGGTCAAAAAGATAATTACAACCTATCTCTTGGGGTTTCAGCCACTTGGTCTAAACCCTTAGATTCAGACCTACAAAAACAATGCAAACAAGCTGCAGCAACTCAGATTGCTCTTCAACAACAACTGACTGCAAATAAAAGATTAGATTTTGAAATTGCCCGTCTCAAGAATTGTGGTGAGTTGAAGAAACAGGGTATCTATTTCCACCCCAAGTCGCCATATCATAAAGTGTGTGCGGATGTGATTGTTACTAACCCTGGTGGTGTCATTCCCCCACATAGACATACTATCCCTTCTTCCTCGGAAACACAGAACGCAACTCCCGAACAGCGTGGTTCATCTGACGCTGCTCTGCTCGGCGCTCCCCTGACGACAAAACAGGAATAGGTTTCTTACGAATAGTAGCAATCTTCTTCATGACTTTCTTGACCGTTGGTTTGACTGCCTTGAGTAGAATGTCTGCCAACGGTTTTGCTAACAGTGCTGATGATGTAGCGATGACAGCAATGCCACCCACTTGCACAACCTGACCACCACTAGGCAGTCCTGCTACTATCTGTTGAGGTAGTGGGACTGATTCTGTTATCTGGACACACTCATTACCAATTAACTTATATTCAGTAACTATCTTTCTAAAACCTTCTATGTATGTTCCTACAGGTTCTTTTGCTACCTGTGATTCTGTAGGACAATCTACCTTGGCAGTAGTAGGTGGTGTTGGTTGTGGAAGTTCTACTTGTCCTGGTGGTTTTGGTTTATTCTCTTGTTTGGTTTCAACACCTGCAGGATAGGTTGGAATTATCTGTTCAGGTTCAAAATTAATAGGATTATAACTGGGAATGCCAGAGTCACAATACGTAATAATGCCATTCTCATCATCGGAGTTAATGGTCTTTGATCCGTTGTTTGACTCATGAGCCTCAACACATCCTGGTATGTCAATAATTGGAACACCTATATTTACCGTAACTGGTGGAGTGTATGGTAATGATTGTGAAGGACTATTAAAGGACCATTGAGGAATGTCAATATCCCTAATTTTAATCTCAGGTATTTCCATTAATCATGAAAAAAGTTTAGAATAGCTGACCAAGCAGAATGAAAAGCAACGAAGAGAAAAAACTGTTCTGTTGCTTCTCTTCTGACTTGTTTTTTATATGTACGAGAAGTGTATGCAGTTCGAGTCATATTCATCAATTAATATTGTTATTATTTAACACTTCTCATCAAATTTTAATTAAATTTTTAAAAGGGAATTGCTCCACCAGTTACAGAGGGTGTAGAATCTGGAATGACCCCACCTGTTGCATCAGGTAGTTCTGGCATTGCTGCATCCAACATACCAGGTAATGCATTTGTGATTGACTCTGTGACACCGTTAATCATTTGAGTCTTCACATTATGAATCATATTATCTTTCTCAAGGTAGATCCATGCACCACCTACGACTACACCCAGAGATACAAGACCTGATAGTAATGCAATACCATTAATGATCTTTTGCATTTTTTTCTACCTTCTTTAAAAGTTCTTCTCTATCTATAAGAAGTTGTCTTTTTAATTTTCTCTTCATAAATTCTAGTTTAATACGAATAGGTATATACCTTAATTGTAAATCAATATAGGCAAACAACCTCATCGTATTTTCAAATCCTGCATATGCTACAAGAAGTACAATGATTGTGACCGTAAGATATAAACCAATCATGACTTCCTAGTCCAAGTCAATTCCATTGTAACGCAAAGAAGAATTAAAAATCCATATACAAAAATACCACTCATCATACTAGAGTTCCATGTTGTCTGCGAATCTCACGCAGTTCCTCAAAATCTTTTTTCTTTGTACCGCCATCGTAGGGCCACGCATATCCTTCGGCGATCATCATTTCGTTGAGGGACAACTCGCCGTCCCCGACGTAAAGCCACCCAAGAAGGCGACCGTACTTACCGACACCACCGACAAGCTCAGTACGGATAACGAGATCATCATCTCCACTGATAGCACCTTCCAGTTTATCTTTAAGCCAGTTAGTCGCATGAATACCTAGTTCCTTTTCTTCAAGGTCTTTGGTTCTTTTCTCTGGCGTGTCCACACCAGCAACTCTAACTCTCTCTTTTTTATAAAGGTCAAAACCGAGATCAATTGTGACATCGATCGTGTCGCCATCCAACACTCTATCTATAGAGGTGACTCTAAAATTGTAACAACTCTTACGGCTCGGGGGTGTCATCGGTGCCATTAGACATCTCCTTATTAGCTATATCTATAATCGTATATATGTAATACCCAGTACCACAAAGGAGTGTTATCAAACAAATGATGACACTCCATGTTACATCGTTTACATCATTCAGGGGTCTCAATATTAGATTCATGATCAAATGGTGCCCAATGTTCCCAGCCATATTTATGGACTGCCCACATACCTAGAATAGGTACAAATATTAAAATGAATCCTAGGAATCCTAATGCAGGAGGAGATTCCATCCAGTGACGTACAAATAAAATCATTGGTCACAAAGATTACTTCTTAGGTTCTACTGCAGATTGAACTGGTGGTTCACCTTCTTTCTTTTTATTCTGTGGTGTACCACCCGACTTTGCTGGTGATAAACCAAAGGCTGCTAATGAGCCAGAGAATACTGATGCAATAAAAGTAGGATCAAAATCAAGAATCTTTTGACCGTTAGGAAGTCTTACGTAACTGAATGTGAGGAGAGATGCAGACCAAATTAGTACAACAACTTTCACTAAATTGCCAAGAACTTCACTCTTATCTTCATCATGGTCCTTTTCTTCGACCTTTGCTTTTGGTTTTCCTAGCATGGGTAAAAAAATAGGTATAAGTATTTAGAAAAAAAGAGGGTAGTTATACCCCCTCAAATACTGGTTGCATTATCCCTTTATCTGGTCCGTCGTCGTCATCAATATCAGAAGACTTAAGTAAAGAAATGATAATACCTAATGTAGCAATACCCGTAAACACATCTACTAGTGTCTCGGTGGTCATCACCAGATGCCTGGAATGATTTGACCTGTGGTTGCATATGCACCCATTGCAGCCATGACACCAATCATAGCTGCCCATCCATTAATACGTTCTGCACGTTCGTTCATTGTTCTTTCTCCTGTTTTGTTTTGTTGTAAATAACGACTCTACCATTTTCGTGACTGAATACAAGTTCATCATCGTGCCCCCAGCAGAGTTCTTCGTATAGGGCATTGAGTTTCTCCATGTCTTCATAGAGTTGATTTGGATTAGGCATACTTGTCAAACATTTTACGAATGTTTTGAGTGATACCCATACCACCGACAAACTCTTCTAGTTTAATACCATCAGAGTCTGTCACGATTAGAACTGGAGTTGCGGTAACCCCATACTTTTTCGCCATATCAAGATTCTCTTGAGGGATGGGAGTATCACTTACGTCTTCAAGGTCAATCTTTTCAATGATATTGGTACGTTCGTCATTAATAGAACGAAAGTATTTCTCAACAAGCATACAAGGACCACAAGAATCCTTTGAAAAAAGATAGAACTTGTTCGTCACAGATTTTCCTCTTGTTCAGAAAGAATCACACAATCACTGGTAGGATATGCAACACAAGTCAGAATAAATCCTTCTTCCATCTGTTCATCATCAAGGAAGGATTGTTCTTCGTTATCAACAGTACCACTTACCAGCTTACCAGCACATGCTGAACACGCACCAGCCTTACATGAGTAGGGAAGGTCTACACCTGCCTCCTCACCTGCTTCAAGGATATACTGATCATCAGCACACTCAAACTTTGACTCGGTTCCATCAGGGGATTGGATGGTGATGCTGTAAATTGCCATTAGTAAGTCTCAGATAGTTGTTCTACAGAATACGCCAGTAACACAAAGAAGGCGATACTAGTAATTGTAAAGAGAGTTGAAGTCATTGTCAACCTCAGAATCCAAATGCACCAAAGAAGAAGACACTGCCTGAAGTTGCATACGATACAACAGCAGCGACAAAACCAAGCATGGCAACACGACCATTCAGTTTTTCTGCCTTCTCGTTGTGGCTTTCAATACCATAACGATCAAGGTCTTCCTTGGACATGTACATGGTTGGTTCAGAAGCAAACATATTTTGTTGGCCTCTTTCATTAGTTGTAACTGTCATTGTCTTCTCCTTTATGAAGTATTGTTACATTATATATAATTTCTTAACATTTTGTCAAGTGGTCAGTCAGTGAACTGACACACATCAGACCTTCTACAAAATTGTTTCACGTAACCATGAACATCCTTTTCCATGGAATGATGTGCATGATTATGAACCACTCCTATTAGGATTAGGACACCAACAATAACCAAATTAAAACAGGTTACTGGACTTGAAATAATTTTAAAAAAACTTTCTTTCATAAAAAAAGAGGGTCTTAGACCCTCTAATTATATCAGTTACTGATTTAGATATCAGAAGCTGTACTTAACACCCAGTTTGCCACCAGCATTCAGGCTGTCAAAGTCACCACCGTCAGTGGTGGTAGCAGACAGTTCTGCATATGCACCCAGTTTCTCGGTCAGAGCTGCAGAAGCACCGATCTTACCAGAGAACTCAGTCTCAGCTTCTTCACCGTCAAGGGAAACGATGGAAGGACCGCCTTGGACATACCATGCAGCATCTTCACCCAGTTCGCCTTCGTAGCCGACGTGCAGGTCGGTTACAGCACCAGTGTAGTCATCACCAGCCCAGCCAGCGTTGGTTTCAACGTTGACATAGGGACCTGCAACAGCAGCGCCGGCGGACATGGACAGAGCAGCAGCAGCTGCGAATACAGATTTAATCATTTGAAATACCTCGATTTTTCTCGTAGAGCTTACCTACGGATGTAAAAGGACTCGACTTGTCCTTGTTTGATTCACAAACTTTTGCGAGTAGTTGAGGCTTAGTTTGTTACTATTCGTGAAGTTTGTCCCTCACGAATGTTTATTTATACTAACTCAACCCTCGAAGTTTGTCAACCCCCTTGTTGGGGTTGTACGTTAGATGGATCGGATACCCGACCCAGATATGGATTGAAGTCCATCAACTCAGTGATTTCCATCTGAGCTCCAGTTTGTGACCAGAAGTTAAACTGAGCCTGATAGTTGCTCTTGTGGAATACCTCCACATGGTCTTGGTGAATACTGGAGCCTAGATCGGTCTTGTATAACAAAAGAGGAATGGCGTAAGTGTTACCAGAATTGTAGATAAGATCATCTGCAACAGGTCTTGGTCTTACATCATTATCAAGTTTGTACTTGTCACCACGACAGTGAAGACGAATCAGTTTCTCTGCGTGATGACGAGTGATAATATAACATGCTGTAGAGAATTCATTCACAAATCGTTTATGAATTCTGATGTGAACATCACCAGTACAGATGATTGAGATTTGAGTGACATCCCAATCATATGGAATCTTACTAAAGAAATCCCTCCATGTAAAGTTCCAGAACCTGACCAGATCAAGTTCACAATCATCTTCCATCATGATTGCGTATGGTTCACCACTATCGTAGAACTCTTTGATAGCCTTGAGGTGAGAGGTCACACAACCGATCTCACCAGGTGAACACATGTCAGGGTACCTACCCTTCAGAATGTGTCCCAGATCGTCTTCTCGACCATCGTAAGCAGACACACGGGTATAGTTAGTAATCTCCCAGTACTTGAACTGATCCTCCATGTACTTCCATCTCTCAGGTTGTCCGTCGAGATTGATACAATAGATCTTCGGAAGACCTTGAAGTTTGAATACGGCTTTGTTTCTATCCATTACAGTATTTCCCAATGGTCAGGGTACAAATCTTTAGTGTCTAAGTGGGCATTGTTTGGTCCAAACCATTTGGAAGGAGCAATGACTCTACCACAGTTTGCCAACCATGCACCCCACCATGAGAATGTAGAGTTGGCAATGATAAAGTCACTACACTGTGTCATCAGGTACAGATCATGATAGGAACTGTTGCCCTCAGACAGAAGGAATCTATCTGGTTTGAATAGTTCTTGAGAACAAGCCCAGAATGGGTCATCAGTGAATAAAACTACTTCCCTGTCTGGGTCAAACTTACTCAAGGCTTTCTCGTACCATTCAAGAGAAAGGTTGTGGTGATTACCACTATTGATCAGAAAGTCTCCCCTACGAATGTGTAAAGCAATGGGACTTTGATCGAATACCTCATCAACGATTGGCTCAGACTCTCCTTGAATCGTAGAGTTGAACTTAAAGTCTTGACGGATAGTGTCTTCAATATGCTTGAAGTATTTCTCCGTCTGAAAGAAACCGAACAGACTAACATTGTCTGGACAGGTTTCAAATAGATCCTCGTTGAAATGGAACCCGTTCTCCTGAACGACCGACCCACCTATCATACCACGTTGACAGTGGATCGTAAAGGGGTTGTCCAGTTCGATCTTGAGATAGTTACCAATCCCATCATGAAAGACTTCATCATGGTCAGGGATACACATATCGTATCCACGATTTGCAGCAATACCTTTTGTTGCAGCATACTGGAACATCTGGTTTCCAAGTTGTCCAGCCTTACCAAGATAATCAAATCCAATCATTTTTCATGTCGTTGAATACTTTTGCGATACCATCCTGAAGATTGGTCTTTGGTAACCACCAACCCATAATATAATTATTGGCTTCGTTTCTCTTGTCAAGTTGAACACTATCCTTGGCAAGACCAGGATGAATCTTAATGGGTCTACCAATCAGATTAAATTGACCCATGATAATCTGTGCAACTTCCTTGATACTAGAAGAATTGAATGATGTGATGTGAAGAGGATCTTCTGGTTTGAAGTCAGTGTAATTATCCATCACTGTTTCAAGTGCTTCACAACAGTCTTCAGCATACAGGAACTGACGTTCTTCTGTACCATCAGTCATCATATCAAAGTCACCATGTTCAAATCCCTTACGAATAAAGTCTGTGATGACGTGTGACTTGTCGTGGTCTTTCTCAATACCATAGACATTCCAGAACTTCACAATCAGACCATTGAGGGACTTGGTATACAACTCACCAAGTTTCTTTGCAGCACCGTAAGGTGAGTAAGACATGTTACTCATCTGTGACGAAGCAAACACAAATCTCTTATTATACTTCTCAAGAAGACCAAATACATTGACCATCATCCTTGCATTATTATCAAGGAACTTGAATGTGTGTTGATACTTCTTTAGGTATCGTGAACCACCAACATCAAACGCGAGGAAGAAAACAAAGTCTGCTTTCTCAACCTCACGTTCAAGATTATGATTTGGAATTTGTGTCAAGTCATGACCATGATGTTTGGCAATATCAAACTCAATAACTTCATGACCCTTACGTGTCAAGTAGTCAGTCAGGTATGCACCGATCTGACCACTCGAACCAAGGTTTAATACTCTCATACACCCTCTTTAAATTTCTTCCAATCGTTATCAAATATTTCCAGTCCCTTATCAGTCAGTACATGATCGTACATCTGGTCGAAGACCTTAGGTGGCATTGTTACCACTTCAGCACCATTATACCATGACCTAACAGCCCGTTGTACACTACGAATAGAAGCAGACAAGACCTGTGTACGGATACCATGGATACGATACAGTTCACTGATTGATCTAACGACTTCCAGACCTGCAACAGATTGATCATCCAATCGACCAACGAAAGGCGAAACATATGCAGCACCAGCCTTGGCAGCAAGAATGGCCTGTGATGCACAGAAGATCAATGTGACATTGACACGAATTCCATTCTTAGATAGTTCCTTACAAGCAAGAAGACCATCACGGGTACAAGGTACTTTGATTGTTGCCACTGACCCAAACTTCTCAGACAGTCTTTCACCCTCTCTGAGCATCTCCTGAGCGTCTCCAATGACCTCCATACTGATGTCTTTAACACCAAGATCTTTCAGTTTCTGGTAAACCTCATCAGGATCCTGACCATTCTTCATGATCAATGTGGGGTTAGTTGTGACTCCATCAATCAGTCCAGTTGCGAAATACTTCTCAATTGTTTCTGTATCAGCAGTGTCAAGAAAAATTCTCATAGTATTTTTTCAGATAGGTTTGTTTTGAATAGTACTCCATTAGTTGTTCTTTGTTCATCTGTTGAATCTTCTCCCACTCTGACATGTTAGATGCCATGTGAGGATTAGTGAACCAAGAGTTTGCACCACGTGCATGTTCAAGGTGATAAATGTAATCAGGTATCCTTCCTACTTTATAACCAAGTGTAGTATATCTATAATACCTTTCTTTGTCCTCTGGAGCATATGCTTTGAAGTTCTCATTCTCCATACCACCTTTGATATAATCAGACCTTCTAAAGAACTGAACCCAACCAAAGTCGGAGTCATGAATCTTTGAGTTTGATTTTAAGATAGCATAGTCACATGATTCTAGGAAGTCTGAAACAACATCATCAGTCGCCTTTACTTGATACTGATACATCCCCTGTCCATATGGATAAACCACATCGTAAATACCATCCATGATACCTTGATATGCCATCACATATGAATTGATAGGAAGGATTGCATCACAGTCATAATTAACCACAATCTCAGTATCAGCTTCCATAATCATTTCATTTAGAACCTTCTGTCTGTGAAACAGTGGTTCGTCACTCTGTTCAAAGATGTGTTTGACTTTTACATCAACATCTAGAATCTCTTTTAAAATAGGAAGGGCATCCCTTTCAAAGACAGACTCTGAATCAACTTCCTTAATGATGATGTTGGTATCAAAGTTCTCTAAAAGAAATGCCGTAGTTGTAATTACATTCCTCAACCTATCAGGTGATTCGATTCTGATAGGAATAATAAATGTTGCTTGACTGAGGTCTATCATAGTTGAGTTTTAATCCAGTCCAGAATATTTACTTTGGGTTTCCATGTGAGTTCTGTTTTTGCTTTACGAATGTCTGCAAGTGTTTCTCTCATCTCACCAGGTCTACCAGACAGGAAGACTTGATTGCCATCAATTGCATTTGCAATCTCTTTGATACTCCAGTTCTCACCGTATCCAATATTATACACCTCACCCCAGTTGTCAAGTTCCTGGAAACTAATCAATGCATTTGCATCCACTACATCAGACACATGAATGAAGTCACGACGTTGTAGACCATCACCATAGATTGTCAGAGGGAATCCTTCTCTCCTCATCTTCAAAAACTTACTGACTGCTGGTGCATATGTTCCTACGTGACGTGCTCTTTCACCATACACATTGGTATAACGGAATGCAACAGTCTTCATACCATACAGACCATAGTATGCCTTGACCATCTGTTCACCAGAAAGTTTACCAATAGCATATGCATTGAGAGGGTCTTCTCTCATCACCTCACTGTTTGGAATCGGATTCTTATTACCATATGCAGCAGATGTTGAAGAGTAGATAAACTTTTCAACACCATGTTTACGTGCGGCTTCAAGAACATTAATTGTTCCCATGACCTGTGTCTCAATCGTAGGGATAGGATTATCTACAGACGCTTGAACACTTGCCTTTGCAGCAAGGTGGTAAACATAATCTACATTCTTAAATATTTTTTCGATTGTAGAATAATGTCTGATGTCATGATGATAGTTTCTTGCATCTTTATTCCAATAGTAATCATCATGACCATCAGATGATTCATTATCAATCACGATAACTTCGTGACCCATCTCAAGAAGTTTGTTGACAAGATGGCTTCCAATAAAACCAGCTCCACCAGTAACAAGTGACGTTCTCATAGTTTCTCAAAAATCCTATTCTTAAATGACTCCTCTACGTTTGGTGGTTCAGGAATAATGACCTTTGGTTTACAGTCACCTAACCACCATGCAACCTCAGCAAATGTTGAAGCATACGTTCCAACAATTGTATCACATCTAGACAGTAACATCAAGTCAATGAATGCATCAACACTTGCTTGTGTAGAAGTGTTATGTCCTGACTCTGCCTTATGTGGATGATTGTATCTATCTTGTGAGTGAGTGATGATTCTGTCACCATACTTGTTCTCGAAGTGTTTCAATACATCATCATTATCACCACATAAAAAGATTTTCTTATCTTTATCTAAACTATCAATAACATTCTCAAATAGTTCATCACTATGATACTTGTGTCGATCACAATACCAAGACCTGATGTGAAGACCAATCACTCCATCCCAGTCTTTTGTAAAGTCATCGATGTATTCTAGAATATCTTTGTTGATTTTAAGATGCTTGAATACCTTCTTGTATTTCTCAACAAAATGTTCTGGAGTCTTGTCATACAGAAGGTCGATATGTTTGTATTCAGTTTTATATTTGTCTTCACCTGGAAGAGTTGCAAGTCTCCAGTTGTCATAACATGGAAACGTATTTAATTCTTCATCAGTTGCAACTCTGATGTCGTCAAAAATATACGCATCTGCATTTTTGATGGTCAATGCTTGTTTGAATGTCCTTAGAATAGACGCGTAGTTCTTAATTCTATTTGCAAGACCAGGTGAACCATTATGAATTGCAACTTCAATCATGACTTAATAACCTCCCAGGACTCGGGTAACAGATCCTGTGTACTAATATGCTGTAAACCACTACCATACCATACATCAGGACAAATGACACGTTTGTCTGGGTTTTTAGATAGGTATGCAGCCCACCAGGAGAATGTAGAATTGGATATGATGTGATCACTACACTTAGACAACAGACACAGATCAAAGTGTGACTTATCTACACTGACAGTGATGTCATTGAAGTAGAAGTTATCACCCTTGAATACTTCTTGTTCCCCACACAACTTTAGATTGTTTGAACAAATAATATAAGGTCTGTCTTTACCCAGGATCTCAATTGCTCTCTCCCAATATTCCCATGGAAGATTACGATGATTATTAGATGCTCCAGGATAGTCGAAATGATTATTATACTCTCTGACACAAATGGACACAGGATTTTCTCTTAGAATATCCCCCCACTTATAATCTACCTCAGTGATAACCTCTTCTTTAAATCTAAAGTCCCACTTCAGTTGTCTCCATGCATCTTTAAAATACTTTTCGCTTTGAAAATACCCATTGAGATGAACATGATTTGGACAACTATCATAAAGTTCTTTACAGAATTCATGTGAATCATGTAGTTCAACTTCATCACCTTGGATAGTTCCAAACCTTCCACCACAATGGAGCATTTCAAAACATTTACTTAGTTCTTGGTTCTCAGGGATGACAAAATCATATCCTTTGTTCTTTGCAATACCTACGAGTGCAGCATATTGAAACATCTGGTTACCGATTCTACCATTATTTCCAAGGTTGTTCATTCCAATAGTCATAATTTAATCTCCTTATTTTGTTCTGCCAGTGTTGTGTCAGTTATATCTCCTACATCAAGTGAATAGAAAGTATGCCAACCTCTTGCATTAGCTGCGTACCAATTATTTAAGGCACCTCTAGTCATCTTAATCTCTTCCCAGAACTGTCGAGATTGAATCTGGTAGTGATTGTTTAGGATCTCAGGATCATCTGGTCTCCCTACAAATGACAGGTTTATTGTAGGTCCACCCGTGAAGATTTTATGAATATTAAAATTACTTACACCAAACTTTGTATTTGCAATTTGTTTAGGTGCCCAAAGATTAAACCACTCTGGTTCCTCTTGACCAGAACCAGCACACCTTGACCGATGAGTCATCCATACTCTGTCACCAAATGGAGCACGACTAGTAAAATTCTGAACCAAACCACCAGCAGGATGAGTAAGATGATCATTACTATTAAACCATACCCAGTTGGTTTCGACGGTTCCATAGTCTTCGTACTTCCTAAGAATCTCTTTCAGATCAGTAGTCTTAGGACTATATAAGAACTCATCAAGATCAATTTGTGCAATCCATTGAGTTTCGTTACAAATAGGTAGAAAGAATTTATTGTTTACATCAGTCTGCCTACCAGTGTATCTCTCTGTAATGTCATTTTGGAAGAGAGTAACAAAGCCTTCACGAATGAAAGGTTCAAGAATAGGCATGTACTCGTCATCACTGAAGTCGTTGACCAGATAGATGTGATCAACACCATGATGTTTATAATGTAAAATCCACTCTTTAAGATTCCAACTTTCATTCTTGAATACTGATGCAACTGATAGGTAGTGTTTCATAATGTGATACCGTGTTTCTTTCTACAATATTCAAATTCTTTCTGTACTTCTTCGTCACTGATTGTTGAGGATAGTGCATCCTTATTCACTCTTTGAGTCATCAGACAGTCATTGAGATAATAACAATCACCATACTTAGTTCTTAATGAATAGTAGAAATCAATGTCCAATAACATACATGTCTTAGGATCCCATCTTACATCCATGTCTTTATTCTTATATGAGATAACCGCTACACCACTCATAGTATTGTTACCTCTTGCTCTCAACATATTATCATTCCATCTTGGCATCAGGAATGTATCAAATGTTCTACCATCATCTCTGGTGTGATTAGTTCCACAAACCAACCACATCTTATCAGAGGTCATTAATGCATTGTAAGTTTTCTCCAATGCATCTTTAGTATAAAAATAGTCATCCATGAACATCATCTTGACAACCTCACCCTTGGCAAGATCCATTCCGATGTTCATATTGGTTGCAACATCTCCTCTATGTTCTTCGTCTCTGAAGTAGATGATATTGAGGTCAAAGATATTGTCATTACAGAAATCTTCAATCTTTTTATCAACACTCTGGTCAGTAACAATAACTTCTACTTCTTTAAGTGTTTGTTGTGAGATGGTACGAAACATATCAGAAAGATATCTAACACCCTTACCACCATACTCATAACAAGGGATGACTACAGATACCTTTATTTCCATACCTTGACACCAGCACTGATACCATCTTCATAGATCTCAAACTTGTACCCGTGTTTGGTAAGCCACTCTCTGAAAGCCTTTCTCTCATGGTGGTCATAGTCAGGTTCATGACCATGCCAGTCATCAAATCGGAAGTACAGTTGATCCCACTCACACTTATCAATAAACTTGAATGCAGAGACTGTAGGTTCGTAGATGTCTAGGTCAATATGAATTGCACCAACCTTACCAATACCAAAGTCAGATGGTTCTTTCTCTACCATCTCATGAACATCTTCAACAAAGATCTTGATGTTGGGTGAGACAGAACACTTCTTCTTTACATCTTCTACAGTCTTTGGGATCCAAGTATAGGAGGGGTCACCAATACGGAACGCACCCTCTGCCCATCCAGCATATGATGGTGTGGGTTGCTGTGTGACCTCCAGACCTTTGAAGTGGTCGAAACCAAAGACTTTACGTGATGGATTTTTCTGTCCAATAGGAAGGATTGTACCACCACTACAGACACCGAATTCTAGAATATCTCCTTCTCCACCCAACTCTTCGATACGTTCTGCAAAGGTAACGTGATTGAGTGTGTAACTTGCTGTGTTATTGTCAGTTCTCTTAGGACCTTCAGGAAACACATTATCCTCCTCAACAAAGGAGGGTGCATTATAAACAAATGACATAGTAATAATGAATTTGAAATATTTATCGGGGGTTGTAACCCTCCACCTCGACACCAGGTGGAAGATTATTGTGAAAACCAAATGGAATTATACCACTATTCTCAGGAACAGGGGACTCGTATGAGAAGTATTTTGCAATCTCAATAGGAGCTATCTTACAACCACGTTTCTCATATAGGTGTTTGTTGTGGACAGTTATATTACCGTCTTCATTAGTATTATTGCTCCCAAACATTTTATAGAAATCTGGAGCAACTTCTGTTAGTTTAAATGGTATCCATTCATGACAAGGAACTTCTAAAAGTTTTTTAGACCTTAAAGAAAATCCACCATTTCCTACCCTTTGGTGTTCACCGAATGGGGTGATGTATGCCTTTTCTCTGATGGGCCAGGGAGCACCAATGTAATCATAATCAAAAAACTCATCCATCCAAGCATCAGGATTAAGTATGAACGCATGATCTTGGATGAGTAGAACATAGTCGGTGTCAATATGTTTATGAAGGTGATAGAGAATATAATAATTATATTCATCAATATTAGTCAGTGGTCTGACTTGTTCCTCTACTAAAATACCATCAGAGGACAGTTCCTCCTTGTACTTAGTGACATACTCAGGGGTGGTAACTAACTTGACCTCCCCGAAGTTTGCAACACTCATACAAGTGTGAAGTGCCTTGATGGTTTCTTCTATTCGATTTGTGTTATCAATCGCAAAGCATGTAACTCTGGATAGATCAAGCATTCTTAAAATCCTCTACTACTTGTCCAATGTAATCAATCATATCATCAGTGATGACAGGAGAACAACCAAGGAAGAACACTGTGTTAAGAACCTTATTGGCTTCAGGATACTTCATGGCATCATCAAGATGTGAGTAACCAGGATGAAGAAGTATATTACCAGCAAAGTAATTACGTGTTTGAACTTTGTTCTTCTCAAGGTGAGCAACAAGAGAGTGTTTCAGTTTCTTGTTGTCACATACAATAGGAACACCAAACCAACTGGTCTCACTGTCTTCACGCTCATTGACAACACGACAACCAGGAATAGTCTCGATAATCTTTTGAATCCTCTCCTTATTCTTTCTCCTCAGACTATGAATCTCATCAAACTTCAGGAGTTGAACTGAACCAACTGCACCCTGCATGTCAAGGGGTTTCAGGTTATAACCCATCTGTGAGAACACATACTTGTGATCCACAACATCTTCATAACCATCTAACCAGGTATCAAATCGACGACCACATACACCATTAGAGAGGAGATTCTGTTGTCCGACACAGTAACAACCACGACCCCACCAAGCAAAACTACGAGCCAGATCTACAATCTCTTTAACATTTGAAGACACCATACCACCTTCAATGGTACAAATGTGGTGAGCAGGATAAAAGGAACAAGATGCTGCGATTGCATGTTTGGTAAGATACTCACCTTTGTATTTACTACCAAGACTGTCACAGTTATCTGCAATGATGTGGATATCCTTACTCTTACAGATCTCAACTAGACGATCAAGATCATATGCATTACCAAGAACAGGAGAAGAGAAGACTGCACGTGTCTTTGATGTAATCTTTTCCTCAACTTGATCCATGTTCCAGTTCAGATCATCCCAGTTGATGTCAACAAAAACTGGTTTTAGACCATTCTGTACCAGTGGAGCAATGGTTGTAGCAAAACCACAAGAACATACGATGACCTCATCACCATCTTCCCACCCAAAATATTTCTTCAGAGCAGCAATCATCACCAGATTTGCCGATGAACCAGAGTTGACCATGACAGAATGATCGAAACCAAACTTGTTAGAGAACTCTTTCTCAAACTTGTTCACCTTCTCACCAGAAGACAACCACTTACCTTTCAGTGTAGCATAGATAAGTTCTTGGATCTCTAGATCATTCCAATATGGACCAGAGTAGTAGACATTATTGCCAGGCTTCCAATCCTTATTCGCCATGAAAGGAAAGACGTTATCGTCCATCTCTTTGGCGTCTTGGATGAAGTTCTCAATCAGTTGGTACATATTATTCTACAGTTTGATTTCTACTATACAACGGACTCTTAATCCTGTAAACATCCCATTCCCTTTCACACTCTTTACCACTGAACTCTTTACCATCTCTATCGATGTAGTCCCAGGTTGGTACAATGATATCATCACCACGCCACCAACCATCGGATGTCTTATGGTCGAACCAATACTTAGGAGCGATTACTTTCTTAACTTCCTCACTTGTCCATACGGGCCAGAAAGAAAATGTCGATGCAGACATAATTACATTCCTAGCATTATATAGGATCGACCAATCAACCCCAATATTACCACCCTTATACTTGAAGAATCCAGTTCCTTGTTCGATGTCTTCTTGTTCAGAAAGAGTGGTGGCACCTACAACCTTTGCCCATGGGATGAACTTGTTTGCATTCTCAGGATCATCTGTGACAACCACAAATTTCATATTGGGGTTGTATTCCAACATACGATCACGTGCGTTCTCATAGAACTTAGGTTCCAACCATGACGCAGTGATCAAATACTCACCACCACGGAAGTGAATCACACATGTATCATCGTCACAGTAATCTCGGACATCGATATTAGTCTTCAACCATTTTCTGATGGTGTTCTTTTGACCATCTAGGTATGACAGACACTGAAACAGTCCATCAATCTTTGAATTGTCAGGTAGATTGTTCCACAGACCAGGATCAAAAAAGATACCATCATGTCCACACTGAGGAAGAGGGACAGAATGTTCACGAATATAGTGTTTAATACCTTGTGGGAGAGATGCAGGTTGTTGTCCTTCCCGCGGTGTAGAACCACCAATAACTTCCTCACCAAAATCAAAGTCAGGCATAAAGTTCTTTGCCTTGAATGGAGTGGTCTTCATGACACCCCACTTATATCCATGTCTGTATGCAAGTATCCTTGATACGACAAGGTTCCAGATCTGGTTACCCAGTCCAGAACCCCTATAGATTTCAGTAACGATCATTTGATTAGATAAGAATACTTTTCTTGGTTGTCAATAAGATACTGAGGGAATCGATCTTCGTCAAAGTGACAGATACAATAGGATGCATTGTCTTGACCAAGTGGTGATCTACCATCCTTGAGTCTTTGTTCCAACTCTCCAATCAGTCTATCATTATTCAACTCAGTATGTGCTGAAGATTTAATCTTCTTCATCACTCGATCATACATGGTAGTCTCTTCATCACTACCAACTGTACTCCAGTGCCAACCACCAGGATAGATCCTAAGATTATTCTCTTGAGGAAGTTCACGTCTCATACCAGTCAGAGTGTACTTCTTCAGTGTGGCAAAGTCACACATCTTTGTACCAATCCAACGAGGACCTTCTTCTTCATAAGAGAAGTCTTTAGTTTGAGAATGAATCGTACCACTGGTCTCGAACCAGTTCAGTGCAGCTTGGTAATTATCTTGTGCAAAGTTATAGACAGTACCAGGTTTGTAGAATGATTCATACTGTTCAATGACTTCAGGATTAGGTACTTCATCCAAATCACTCCAGATAATGATGTCTTCATCAGAACAATGTTCCTTCAGTACATCCATAATACTATCTTTATAGTATGTGTCCCTCATAAAGGACTCTCTCTTCACATTGTATTGAATACCTTTTGCTTGAAGTTCTTCCTGAGAGGGTTCTTCAATCTTGGTGTAGATAATCTTATTTTTAAACTTCTTGAATCTCTTATCTGTCTTCTTAAATACAAACCCCTTATCTTCACCAGAGAAAGTTTTACTACCCTCACTGAATACAAAATAATCAACATACGGATCAAGGAGATTCATCCGAATCTCCAACAGATCTAACTCATAACCAAAAAGAAATACGTCAAATACTTTCATGTCAGTCTCTCAGTTTAAACAATGCATCACCACCCATCACATCAGTGTATGGCCAGTTCTGTACTAAATCATATCCAGGAAGGAGATCAGAAACAGTCTGAAGATTAGTAGCACCTTCATACATTTCTTCTTCATGATACTCGGTGTAGATATAATCAATCTTACCGATCATATTCTTTGCACCAAGGAACACTTCCTTCTCTGCACCTTGAACATCCATCCACAAGAAGTCGATGTGTTCAATACCATTCTCTTCACAGAAAGAATCAAGACTACGAGTAGAGACTGTAATCCTCTCATCGTATTTGATGAATGGCCAACGGTTACCCTTTGGACCACCGTCAATGATAGTCTTAGGTTCGTAGATAGAACCAGAGTACCTACCAAAATCCACACCACCATCAGGTGCATTGACATTCCTAGAACGTGTGAATGTGGTCACACCATCCTGTGCTGCAATTGCGGCAGGAGTGAATGTGTGACGACCATCAGAACGTAGGTTATCATTAGATACACCTTTGACATCCTTACCACCAGGTTCTGACATCGCTTTGATGTTGGTGGGGTCAGGATCAAACGTATACAGTTTCAGATTAGGACCAAACTGTCGAAGAAACTCCTTCGAGTCAGTACCATCTGCACATCCCACTTCGAAGATAACCACAGACTCGCGGTTACCTACCATCTCATGAATTTTATCAATTGATAGTCCCATCTGTCTTCTCCTTAATTTGTGTACAAATCCATTCATATGTCTTACGGATACCCTCTTCAAGACTCTGAGAGTAATCCCAACCAAGTTTCTCACGGATGAGGTCATTGTTTGAATTACGACCACGAACACCCGTAGGAGCATCAAGTTTATAAACTTTCTGAACAACCTTACCTGATACTTTTGCCGCAGTATCAACTAATTGATTGATAGTAACCATTTCCTCAGAACCAATATTGACTGGACCCATAAAGTCACTGTCCATCAGTCTTCGAGTTGCTTCAATGCATTCGTCAATGTACAGGAAGGAACGAGTTTGTAAGCCATCTCCCCACACCTCGATAGCTCCACCTGTCTCTGGGAGGTAAGCGACTTTACGGCTGATTGCAGCTGGTGCTTTCTCTCTTCCACCGTCCCAGGTTCCTTCAGGACCAAAGATGTTATGATAACGAGCAACACGAACGGGAATACCATGATTACGGTTGTAAGCAAAGTAGAGACGTTCTGAGAACAACTTCTCCCATCCATACTCGGAGTCTGGGTCTGCTGGGTATGCTGATTCTTCACGACAGTCAGGATTGTCTGGATCGAGTTGGTTATGTTCTGGGTACATGCAAGCAGAACCAGAATAGAAAATCTTAGTAGGTTGTTCTAATGCAGGACGAACACATGCAGTTCCATTTTCTTGTCCATCAAAAGTCTCATTAAGTTTACGAACTTCTTCAAGAACATTCAAGTTGATGGACACAGAGTTATGCATGATGTCTGCATCATTCTCACCAGTGAAAACGAAACCTGCACCACCCATATCAGCAGCAAACTGATAGATTTCATCAAAAGGACGAATTGCGCGATATGGAACAGAGTTATAGAAATTTCCTAACTCACCCTTGAATTGGATGACACGACGTACAAAACTTACGTCACGCAGATCACCCTGAATGAACTCGTTTGCTTCAGTATCACCATACTCAGGTCTTTTGAGATCTACACCACGAACCCAATATCCTTCTGACCGTAGTCGTTTCACCATGTGACTACCAATGAATCCACCTGCACCAAGGACCAGTGCAGTTTTCTTATACTCAGTCATAACATCCATGAATTACTTACTATGTATTCCGTTAAGATCAATATACTTTACACATCATATCAAGTCCTGTGTCGATGTCAAGTTTAGGAACAAACCCTAAAGAATTTAACTTATCGACATTCATTGTGAAGTTTTTGATCTGTAGATAGTCCTGATCCTCAGGAAAAGGAACATCAATGATCTCACTCGTACTACCTACCCTCTCCTTACAATATTCAATGATCTCCCTAAATGATCGTGACACACCTGTTCCAATATTATAGATCTCATTTGGGTTACCAAAGACCATCAATTCGTTCATAGCCCGACACACATCATCGACATACATATAGTCCTTCTGATAATCACCACCACCGTACAGTTTGATAGGATCATTGTTTTTCAGACAACGAATCATATATCCAAGAACATTCTTTCCTGGTGTCACTGTAGGGTCAATACCAAAGACATTGCCAATCCTAAAGATACGATAATCAATACCAAAGGTCTTACAGTATGAAATAACTAACGACTCTGCACACCTCTTAGTAATTGAATAGAAACCTGTTGGATTGCAGGGGTCATCTTCCCTTGCATCGATGATGTCATTGTCATAAACAAAACCAGAACTGACAAAATTGAACACAGTATCTGTTCTCTTACAGTGTGACAACACTTCAGTCAGGATCTTCAGATTAGTATCAATGTCGATCTGTAGATCCTTGAAGACATTCTGATTACTCGTTGTACTAATCAAGTACAAGATATCAGAAGATTCGGGGTGTCTTTGACCACGGGGAATAGGAATATTATCAGGATACATTCGACAGTAATTACTACCAATATATCCTGATGCACCAAACACAGATAGATTAGTCATATTTCTCACACTCCTCTAGAGTCTTACCACGTTTGTCTTTCTCAGACAAAATAGGATACGGAATATTCCATTCAATATCTAGAGCAGGATCATTCCAAAGAAGAGTTCGATCATACTCCTTGTAGTAATACTCTGTTGTCTTATATGAGACATGTGCTTTGTCACTCTTGACAACAAACCCATGAGCAAATCCTTCAGGAACCCATAACATCAATTCAGGTCGATTCAAATCAACCTTATAGTGCTCACCAAAAGTATTTGATGTCAATCGAAGATCGACGATAACATCCATGATCCAACCCTTTACACACCTTACAAGTTTGCCTTGTGGTTTCTCAATCTGATAGTGAAGACCACGAAGAACATTCGCAGTAGAAGATGAGTGATTGTCCTGAACAAATTCTACATCCAATCCTATTTCACAAAAATCTTTTTTGTTATATGACTCAATGAAGTATCCACGATCATCAAAGTGTCGGGGTTGTTCGATGATGTATGCACCATCAAGTGGTGTATTAATGACTTTCATAATGTTCAATCGTTTTTAAGAGTCCTTGATTGATATCAGTTTTTGGTTTCCAACCAATTTCGTTAGTGATCTTTTGGTTTGATGTCGAGTATCTTACATCATGTCCTGGTCTGTCAGTTACAAATTCAATAGGGTGATCAGGTTTACCCATCAGTGATGTGATACGTTTGACGAGTTCAAGATTAGTCATCTCACACTCACCACCGATGTTGTACCTGTCTCCTACATTACCATGCTTCCAGACTTCGATCAAGGCATCACAATGATCCTCAACAAAAATCCAATCTCTGACCTGTTGCCCATCACCATAGACAGGAATAGGTAAGTCATTCTTTACATTGTGAATGATCTTAGGAATCATCTTCTCATAATGTTGTCTAGGCCCATAGTTGTTAGAACAGTTTGTGATTGTTGTGGGTAGACCATAAGTCTTATTGTATGCATTCACAAAGTGGTCACTCGCTGCCTTTGATGCAGAGTATGGATTTCTTGGTTTGTATCTTGATTGTTCGTTAAAAGAACCTTCGGAGATAGAACCAAACACCTCATCAGTAGAGATGTGCATAAACCTATTCACCTCCTTCTCCAATGCAAGTTGAAGAAGATTAACTGTACCAATTACATTAGCTTCAATGAATGGTTTACAGTCATTGATAGAGTTATCTACATGACTCTCTGCTGCAAGATGAAAGATGTCTGTGAAAGTTTCTTGTTCAAAAAGATATCTGACCGCCTCCTCATCTGCGAGATCAGTCATATAGAGTTCCACATTGTCAGGAACATTGTCCTGACTAGCAGCATAGGTAAACTTGTCTACACATACAAGTCTTTCTTTGAATGGTGCAAGTTGTCTAAGAAGACTACTACCAATAAACCCTGCACCACCAGTAACTAGAATAGTCATTTTTGTTCGTACTTATCAAGGATGGAAGGTGAGTATTGTTCTGGAATTTCACCTTGTATCTTTTCATTTCTCTTTTTTTCCTCTAACATGAAAACTCTATTACGGAGTTCAGTAGAAGAGTACTTATGTTGTCTCTTGTGATAATGAATCTCGATATCATTATCGATACAATATTGCTTACCTGTAAAGTCTCTATCTTTATACTCTTCGCTCAAGAATCTGATGTCAATT